GGTTACAAGGATTGCCCTGTGTTTTGCATTGTTTTTCAAGATATCTAAATAACTGAATTAAATTATTAGATTCCCTAAGTTCTTTTATCCAGCCATAACCATAGCCATTTCCGCACAAGAAGCTCGCATCCGGAATCCATTTTTGACAGAGCTCCATATGTTCTTTTTTTACTTTGTTTTGCTTCTTAAGGATCCTGTATCTTAATATCCCATCTGTATTGAAATAATCCCATTGCTTCAACTTATCGATATCCTGCGATGAAAGCCTTAATAGTTCAGGTATTGTTCTAGCTTTCCAGTTTGGTCTTATATATGTTGGTATTTTTTTAAGCTTGTACTCTACCAGATGTCCGAGTCCTGATTTTTTAATATATTCAACACTTGGATATCTTGCACAAAACACCATCTCATCAATCAGGTAGTTAACAAAATATGAATCAGCTAAATATGTTCCCGCTTGCATTTGCAGATGTATATCCATGTGTTTCAAAAAGCTTCGGGCAATAAGATCATCTGAATTTATATCCACGACAAATCGTTCATTTGATATTACATGTTGTGGTTTGTATTTCCCCCATTCAGACTCCCCGGTTCTCCAATTCCATATGTAGCCATATGAATACTGTTCATCTCTGTTGATTACGTTGATTGATTCAATTTCTATCTCAATAGTGTCTTCTATTTGTTCAACATTCTTTTCTGCACATCTCCAGTAGCTGCCGGCTGAGATGCAGTATATACTTTCATCTTCTAACCACAACCAAAAGAAATTTTGATGTGTTTCAAAAGGAATAGTGGTGTGAGGTATTGCTATTTCCCTTGTTTCACAGTGAGGACAGCAAACAACGTCGTTCTTATAGATAGTCTCTGTATAATCCCAGGTATGTCCGCAATGTGAGCAATGTGCTATTTTCTTCCAGCGGTTATATACAGTTGCTGCACAGGTTTCCTGATTCACCCAATCCTCAAAGTTGTCCGGAAAGTGAATATTTATAGGTGAGTTATCTGCATTTCTATAATTGATTTGCATATCCACCTCCTCTACATAAGGTCAAGGATATCTATTGTTCCTGGACTAGTAGTATTTGATGATGGTTTTATATGGATTTCATAGTAATCATCAATGATTTGCAGCACTTCTTCATCTGTAAGGCATCCGACATTGTTCCTTGCATTTTTCCTGGCTTCGGATGTAATTTTAGAGATCAAGTCTTCAATTGATTTACCTTCTGCCGTTATGTGCGTTGCCACATCTTCAGTCTTGCAGACTTCATTTAGATGTTCTTCTATGAAATTGGCAAGAGAGCCACCGATTTTCAGTGACTCTTCAGTAATTTGTTCTCTCGCCTTATTAATTACTTCTAAACTCATGATTTTTCTCCTGTTGCTATTACTCTATCTTTAACCTTCAAATTCGCCGGACAGTATGATACTTAATTCATATGCTTCCTCTTCAGTAAGAGTGATACCACGTGACATCTTTTCATGCTTAGGATCCCACTCTCGTATGTCATACTTTGGATCATTATCGTTCCAGGATACGAGATTAAGCTCCTTCGTCCATCCATTCTTGTTCTCTGAAATAATTCCAATATGTTCCTTGATTTCATAATTAATCTGATTCATTTTTCTCCTCTTTTCTTTATTCTTCAAAATTCATACCGCATATACGTGCTATCTTCTTTGGTTGTGTTCCATGACCATATTCACTTGCTTGAGGTTTTTCTCGCATAAAGGCTCTGAAGTCTACCATGCACTGAGGACATAGATCATATACTCCCTCTGCTTCTCCTACTACATTGAGCGGTTTGCTACGGTTTTTATAGTCAATTTCTTCTCCGCATCTATCGCAGAATATACGCTTCATGTTCGCCTCCTATCTTTTTCTAAAACATTTCTCTTGGCTGACCCTCTCTGGCGTGTAACCTTTCATACTCTTTTTCTCTAGTTTCGATATCCCTTTCTTTTGATTTAATGATCTCCATTAATATTTCTTTCGTTTGTCTTCTAGAGTTATGCGTTGTTCTCAATCTTTCTTGATACTTGCATATTTTCCTTTCATCTTCTCGATTGGCGAATATAGGAATACCCACAGGGTTGGAATGAACAGGGCGGCAGCGATTGAACCTACTACTGCAATCGGTTGAAAGTTTCCATCTTCGTCTGAACACACATACTTAACAGCTTCTACGAATTCCTTCATCTTGATTCACCGACCTTTCACTGCTCTTAATATCGATATTTATTTCAACTGATGCATTGGCTATTGCGTCTGCATAGCCTGTGCAGTACATTAGTTCTGCAAGAGGCTCTAATTCAGCTGGAAAATCAACATCGAATGCATCCTCTAAACTCAGATACAGTATTTTTTTATGACTTTCATATGCTGCTTTCGCTGCTTTTGTTAACTCCTCTTCATTTATCATTGGTTTTAGATTCTTTTTACTCATTGTGGTTTTCCTCCAAATTTACGTTTAATCACATCGTCTTGTTTTCAAAAGCCTGTCGGCCACATCTGATGCAAAGTACTGCTTCTTTTTTCCGTCCGTAATGTATTCGCATCCTGCCATCAGGTTAATTACGTAATCTCTGGATTTCCCTAGGTACCTAGCTATATCAGACTGGCAGGGCCAGTTACCGACCTCTTTTTTTATGTCTCTCACTATTGTTTGTTTATCCATGCCTTTGCCCTCATTTCTGATGTATAATTCCCTTAACAATCACTTGTATTTAGAAAGGAGCTTTTATGAATTCTTTTAAATGTCCGTATTGTAGTGAAACATTTCCTCTAATATCAACGACCTATCAGCATTGGCAGCCATCATTTGATTATCCTGATGTGCCAGTTGAACGTCCAGATTTCAACATTTATCAGCCGAAATCTATACCTCCATCTCTAATTAATCTGTATTTCTACAAATGTCCGGCCTGTAATGGAATCTCAATTACTGCAAAGGGCGAAGGAACTGCAACCCAGAATTTAGATATGTCCTTATTGCCCAATTCACCAGCGATTCAGTTTCCAGATTATGTACCAGATGCTGTCAAGAGCGATTACTGCGAAGCTTACGCCATTGCTCATTTAAGTCCTAAAGCATCTGCCACTCTATCACGCAGATGTTTACAGTCTATAATCCGCGATTTCTGGGGTATTAAAGAGAAAACCTTGTATCAGGAAATTTCAGAGCTTCAAAACCGTGTAAGTGCATCTCAGTGGGATGTCCTCAATGCTTTACGTAATCTTGGGAATATTGGTGCTCATCCTGAAGCTGACGTAAATCTTATAATCGACATAGATCCCGATGATGCTGTGAAGATTATTAGGGTAATAGAGCTTTTAATTAAGCAATGGTATATTGAACGTCATGACCAGGAGAAACTTTATTCCGAAGTCACTAGTTTGAGCGATGAGAAATGTTCTCAGAAATCGAATCCAAAATAGTGTCATGGCTCGCTAATAGTTTTCCCTTCAAGTCCCAGTACTGATACAAAAATCGTGCTGGGTTTTCTTTTGTTCCCTCTCCTATCAAACTGATTGTTCTTATAACAGTCATTACTTTCGCTGAATCTGTCCCTCGCATAGCTCTTTGTTTATCCATCGTCTTCTCCCTCTTCATCACTGTTTTATCTAATGTTTAGTTTTCTAAACCTAGTGGCAAAAAAAATATTTGTCTATTTCACTTTCTGAAATTCCTAATAACTTCATTGCTCTACTCATTTCAGCCTGACTCCATTCGGCATTATTGTTAAGCTTTAGTGACAGCGTAGATCTTCCAATTTCCAATGCATCTGCAAACTTTTCAAATGTGCTGTATTTTGTTTTAATAAGCAATTTGAGATTTGTATAATCGTAGTTCATTGCTTCCTCCTTTGTTTAGTTTTCTAAACTATACTGCATAATTTTCTCTCTGTCAACACTTTTGTTTAATTTTCTAAATCTTTTTGTTTGATTTTCTAAACACCACGTGTATAATGATATTACCTTATGTCGAAAGGAACTATACATGGATATTAGAACCAATAGATTAAATAAAGCATTCAAAGCCTCTGGGTTATCGCAAAGCGAACTTTGTGATAAAGCGGATATAAATAAAGGGGCGCTCTCTTCATATCTTTCAGGAAGATATTTCCCAAAACAAATTGCGTTAGAAAAACTATCCTCCGCGCTAAATGTTTCTATTTCATATTTGATGGGATTTGATACCGATGATACGACAGATAAGGGGGATTCACGCCCTCTCCCATCAAACATTATGGTGCCAGCTGGTCGACAAATTCCTATCCTAGGTACAATCTGTGCTGGTAATGGTATTCACTGTGAGGAAAATTTTGAAGGCTATTTCTTGGTGGATAGATCTATAAAGGCTGACTACTGCCTACGAGTTAAAGGTGACTCAATGGTCGATGCCAATATATATGATGGCGATGTTGCTTTCCTGAGGAAAGATTTTGATTTCATTGACGGAGAGATATATGCAGTATGCTATGGTGCAGAAGAGTCCGCTTCTTTAAAGAAACTATACAAGGTGGATAATAAGATGATGCTTCAACCATGCAACTCAGATTATACAGCTGAATTTGTTGATGCAGATGATGTAGTTATTGTTGGTGAATGCATTGGTACTTATCATGCTAGATAGGATAGATTGATTTATGCTGTTATCGTATTAAATGGATTCTTATTTTATACTCGAATCATACAAATAATATTTAATTTACAGAAAGGAATTTTACATTGGATACTCAAGATAAGAAATTCTTAACTTACAATAGGCAAATGAAAAAATTGCGTAATGATAAGCAAATAGGATGTCAAGGGTCTGACCACAAGCGAATACTTATAAGGTCTGGATATTTCAACCTCGTTAATGGCTATAAAGAACCTTTTATTAATGGTACAAAAGCAGATGGCAGTCATTGTTACCTACCAGGAACTAGCCTTGATCAGCTATACGAGGTAAAGAAGTTTGACGATAAGCTTCGGTTATTGCTTTTGAGATATATAACTCAAATTGAAGAAGAAGTTCGAGCTCTGACAGCATATCAATTTGACAGTTATAACGATAATGGTCAGATACATTGGTATGAATCGGGTGCTTATGATGATAAATACCCAGTTTCTTTTATCATGAGCGCAATTTCAAAAGCATATGGAGAAATTAGCAAAAGCAAACTAGATTATATTTCTTTCTATATGAGTAACCATAGTATGATTCCTACATGGATAATGTTGAAAACTGTAAATTTCTCAACTTTTATAGATGTTCTTCATTACAGCAAGACATCTGTAAAGCATTCCCTCTGTAATCTTTACGGCATGACAGATGCGAATAATAAACCTAATGTAAAATTGCTAATCGGTAGTCTTCATTGGTTGAGAAAAGTGCGTAATGCATGTGCGCACAACGAACGTATATATTCGATAGAAAGAAAGAAAAAACCAAATGATAAAAAAGCCGGGAGAATAAAAGAAAAATATATTTCCCAAATGAGGAGCTCGTATTTAAGCAGTAAAAACTCAAATCAGAAATTGCTTGATATTATCATATATTTCAAATACTATCTTCCATCAAAAGAATTTAGTGATTTTATATCTGAACTCAAAGTTATGCTGTTTTATTTAAAAAATCACATACATCCTTCTGCGTTTGATTATGTTCGCGGACATATGGGTATAAAAGCTTTAACAGACCTAGATGTTGTGGTTGGTTTTGAGAAAGTGGACATTAATTATAACAAGTTCGACAAATAGATATTTATTAAATTTGATTTTCCTAAAATCTATTGAAACAGCAACTAATTAATGTTAATATACATGCACAGAGAGAACTGAATTGATTTCAGTTGAGAGATGCTCTTGCATGTAAATGCGAGGGCATCTTTTACTTTTTGTCTTCTAAAAATAGCCATCACCTGCGGCAACAGGTAACGGCTATAGAAATTGGCATCGTTTGATACACAAAGTTCCAACAAGAGTATATCAGCGATGCCTTGTTATTACAAGCAGGGCACTTTTTGTGCTCGGAAATGGATATGTCATGGCTGATTATTATAAAAAGACATTTACCTTTGAGGGTAAGCGCAGATATGTGTATGGTAAGACTGAATTAGAAGCAATTGAAAAAAGAGCTATTCTTAAATCACAGCTTGAGGCTGGTAAGGTAGAGATTAGTCGTAATACTCAAGTCTTTATATGGATTAATGAGTGGCTAGATAATTATAAAGAGCCAGAAGTTAATTATCGATGGTATAAAGATATCCAGGCCATGTGTGATCGATTCATTATTCCAGCTATTGGTCATATGAGATTAAGCTCTGTTAAGCCTCTTCATATCAGAAAAGTGCTGAATCCTCTTCAGGATTATTCATACTCATTCAATGCTAAAGTCTATGATATATTAAACCAAATATTTAATACTGCGCTTGAAAATGAACTCGTTGTGCAAAATCCTATGACCGGTATAAAAAAGCCTCAAGGAAGGACTCCTAAAAAGAGACGAGCTTTGACTAGTGAGGAACGAGAAATTTCACTCAAAGTTGCAAATTATCATCGTGGTGGACTATTTATATTGCTTATGTTGTATTGTGGTCTTAGGCCTCAGGAAATCGTCCCTCTTCAATGGTCTGACATTGACTTTGTATCTAGGCGAGTGACTGTTAATAAAGCTTTAAAATCAGATGGGATAGTTCGAGGATTTACAAAGACTAAAGCTGGTATGCGCAATATCCCTATTCCTGGAATATTGTTAGAAAGATTAATTGCAGAGCATGATAATATTACCGATGACTCGTTACTAATATGTGCGAATACAAGAGGTGAACGATATACTAAATCATCAATAAATGATTTGTGGAAGAATTTTAAACGCGAAATGAATATAGCTGCAGGCTGCAAGGTTCACCCACAGAAGCACCAGGTTATGCCACCTTATTTTGTTCAAGCAGATCTAACCTTATATTGTTATAGACATACTTACTGTACCGACTTACAAGCTGCAGGTGTACCAATTAATGTAGCTAAAGAGCTTATGGGACATGAGGACATAGCTGTCACATCAAAGATATATACTCATAAATCAGATGTAGCACTTAATAATGCTGCAGAATTAATAGATAAATATAGTCGTGGGGTATAGCCTGTGGTATTAATCTGATAAGGGCTAACATCACTAATAATAAAACGAGACTCTTAATCAGGGTGTCCAGGGTTCGAACCCCTGATCACGCACCACGTAAAACACCGCAATTCCAACGAGTTGCGGTGTTTTTCTTTATTATGTAATTTTCTCTCATTGTCGATATTACCACCTAATACCACATATCAGTGTGGTATAAAGTGTGGTATTTTTTATAAAATTATCTTCTTCAAAAAACAAAGAAGGAGGGCATCTCTGCCCTCGCAACTTATGTATAAAGAGCAGGCGACACTCACCTGCTGAACCATATTATATATATGATTAATGGCTATGTCTACCTATACGACTGATATCTCACCATTTTTATTTGCCTCTACATCTACCTTGTCGTTTGTGATTAGAGTTCCGTCCTTAATGGCAAATACGGCATTGTCTCCTTTAATCAAACCTTTCTCTATGCGACCCCCATCACTGTTGTAGAACTGCCATTCATTATCAGATTTCACCCATCCGACTTGCATAACTCCATCGGAATTAAAGTAGTAATTTTTACCAGAGATTGCATGCATACCACTTATATAGGCACTTCCGTCGTTAGGTTCTAAATAATACCATTTACCATTAATTGACAGCCACCCCGTGTGCATCTTGCAATCGCTGTTGAAATAATACCATTTGTCTTTGATTTGCTGCCAGCCGGTAACAGCATAGCCTGAACTGTCGAAGTAGTACCACGCACCATTTAGCTGCGCCCAGGTTGATTTATAGTAGTTACCTTCTTTAGTCCTGTACCACCAGCCTTTTGAGTCCTGAATCCACCCTACAGTTGGAGTGGTCGAGTAATCTGGTCTATAAATATTCCTGATATTCTTTGGATATCTAATTCTTATAGCCACTTTTGAACCGCTTGTATTTCCCTCAAGTGTAGTAAGTGTACCATTTGCATTTCTACTTATCACGAATCCTATATGGTCTCTTGAGCCGCTCCCGGAGTTATTTCCTTTCCCGCTCCAGCAGAATATAACAATGTCGCCAGCTTGTGTCTCTGACAGATTTACCCATTTCAGATGCTTGCTGCACCAAATCTGTGCGTTAGCGACATTGTTGTTTTTCTCCCACTTAATTCCCAAATGGCTGAGTACATATGATACAAAGACTGCGCACCAAGCCCAACCTCTATATGAGGTTGAGCCGTAGTACCAGTCAGCAAATGTTGCAGAGCCTTGCCCTAGAAACTTTCTAGCATACTCTATAACTTTGTTCCCATTCATCTTACACCTCCTTATCTGTTGGTGCATCTGATGGATCATGTTCCTCTTGTGATATTGCTGTAAATCCTGGTGTGTGCTCTCCACCAATCTCGTCTCTAGGCTTTTTGTAAGTCATAGCCATTTTAGAGTCACTCGTTCCTTTGGTAGTTGGGTCAGTTATTACGCCAATCTGCCACAGGAAAAATAACAGCATCTTTGCTGTCTCCTCTAAAAGCTCTTGTGGTGGTACTCCTTGTCTCGCCACATTAATCACTTTTATGAACTGATACAACAGCGCAATCATGCCAAGTGCAAATGTAGCCAGCCATCCGTAATTTCTAAATCTTACTTTCCAATTGATTCTCATAATCTACCTCCTTTTAGCAATAAAAATGCCGAGCTTTTACCCGGCTAACTAACTTATTTAATTTTTTATTTTTCGAGATCATCAAGACGATGATTTACTGTCTTTAGCTTCTCTTCGATAACAGGGATGCGACTAGCAAAATCGTTATGCCTCCTAACTTCCTCGGTCAATCTGTCAATCTTGAAGTCAGTTAAGCAGCTTGTTTTACGGATTCCGTATAGTGACCCTGCTCCTGCTCCTGTAGCCGTCACAACAGCCACTATAATGCTTGTCCAATCAATCATTACTTCCACCTTCCCGTAGCTTTATATATGATTCTTGCGTTCACTCTAGTTAGCTTACTCATTGATATGTAATAAATGCCTCCGATATAGTCCTTCGTTGACATCTTACGAGTTGTCCAAAGCTCACCATCTGGAGCTTCAATCTCCACGCTAGTTAGTGGTGTGTCTATAAATAACCCAGGTGGGAGGTCTGTCCTACTGCCTCCGGAGTAATATACGGGTCCCCAAGGGTTTGCAGCGGACACTGTGCCGAACCACATTCCCTCTGCAACAGCTGTACCGTCCGCATACTTGCGAACGTTCCACACAACACCGCCAGCAGATACTTTGGAATCCTCGTATAGCCCCTCAATGCTATCAACTTGTATAGCCTTGGCTATAACAGTTCCGTTGCTATCAAATTCCACTACAGGCTCTACAATGCCATCTAACTTAGGGGAATGGAGAAGACTTGCAATTACATTGTCTTCTCTTGTTGAGTCGCTATGTACGATGAATACAGACATCCCCGACTTACTAATAGCTGTAAGGTCGGCAGCTGATGAGGTGAATTTTGATGAAAGAGCTTCTATATCGTAACCCCCTGCTGTTGCAGTAAAGGCTGCGTGCTTTGCCTGATGACCTTGATTAGTTACATCGTTTGTGAACACATTTACAGCGCCAGAGCCCCCGCAGTCAATTGATGCGCCCTTAATGTTATACTCACCGTCCCGCGCATCCTTAATGCTCTTAATGTCGATTAGCTTTTTGTCCTGTTCATAGAAGCTGATTCTATCCTCAGCAAATTCAGCACTCTTCTTACCGTCTTTTCGAATCTGCAAAGAGTTATCAGTGAGCACCGTTGATGCGCCCTCATTCGACTTCGCATTCTTTGACACTACCAGTCCTGTACCAGCCTCGAACTTCATATAGTCCGTTGCAGTCTTTGCCGCCTCGATAGCCTTGTCGTTGACTGACTTAATCGAGGTAAGGTCTATGCTATCTGTCGCCAATATCTCCATGTTACACCTCCAATTGAGCGGACACCCTCGCCGCCTCTACGTTCTGCATCCTATAGGATGTACCCTCATGAGCCTTGACTCCGTTCTTGTACCACACAACCTTACCTACATCAGCTACCTCGCTAGCAGTTAACTCTCGACCGCCCTTGTACACATGGGCTGTAAGAGTCGTATCAACTAAGGTGTCTGTGAACACTGTACCACTTGAACTCTCAACGGTTAGGTTATAACTGCTACTACTTATGCCGGGATTTAGATTAGCAAGTCTATTTGCGAGTGCTCTAACTTGATCATCAATGCCGCTAGCCTCTTCAACAAAATCACCCAGTTTAGCCTCTATTTTCCCAGCGGTAACTGACGTCTTAAGCTCTAACAATCTACTAGATATATATAGTTCGCCTTCATCATTAACGATGTGTACGGTATCACCAATGCGTAGATTATCAGGTAGTACAGCTATATCTACCTCATATGTATATACTGGTACAGATAATTTCTTGAGCTCCGTCACCGCATGAGCGCATAACTCTGATTGTGATGTGGTCTCAAAGCTGTACGTGCGTTCGATGTGCTTGCCATTGCTCCAGGTACTTCCCCACTGTGCAATGGCACTTCTTGATTTGAGGAGTTTACCGTCCACATAGATATCACCATCATCATAGCTATACCCCTCTAGTGTTATAGGCTCACTGCTACCCTCTAGTGTACCTCCTGTAACTCTTAGAGCTGTTGCGAGTGTCTGAACTGACTCTTTATCACGTATGTTTTTCACATCTCGACCGAGCCTAAGCTGTACCTTTGCATCTTTACCGCGCTTTTTCCAGAGATTAATTAGCAGTTTTTTAACCGTCATACCTTCGATTTCAAATGAATAGGATACTTCTGCATTATCAAACTGTGTTGCAATAGAGTTAATACGCTCCGCTACGGTACTCTCTCCATCCCATTTAAGTGTTCTCTTAAGATTGGATATTTCATTTACTCCAATCTCAAATCCTGTACCTCTTATCCATTCATCAACATACCCCGCAGCTGTATAGGCTTGTGATGCCTCATACTTTTCTGCAATGGAATTAAGTAGGTCCATTCCTGCATCTTCGCAGTACAAAGTAACCTCTTTCTTTTCCTCATCAAACTCACGGTCGATTATTGTGTAAAACTCGTTCTCTGCGTTGTGCTTGCGCAGCAAATAATTACCCGCCTTGCATAATTTGCGCAAATCGTGCTGTGGACTATCTCCATAACATATAGCTACTTCGAATATAACAACTCCGTTCGACACATATTCCGTTTTCCCATCATCAACAATTGACAGCCCATTATTAAGGTTAGTGGCGGCTTGACCAAGTATCTGCATTTTTCTATCTGCAAAATATATGATCATATATATACCTCCCTATATGTGAGCTTCGCTGTTGGCTTGTCAGTAGTGAATGACGAGTGAGCGAAGTTAATTCTGTTCTGCCCTGGAATTAGCTGTAATGTTTCCCAGTCATTACCGAGTGCGCCAAGATCTGGTCTAGGGAGGTTGTTAACTTTTATCGAACCATCCGAGCAATCTGCTATGAGATTGTCGCCCCGCGCAAACTTATTAGGGATATCATCGAATTTCTCAACATTAGTTTTCCTGAACTTAACCCAAAATAGATAATTGAGCATTGGTGGGTAAGTATCGCCCATACCTCTATACTTCGTCGAGGCAAATGTAACCTTAGTTGCCTTCATATCCTTGCCTTCTGGCACAGTAAACGAGAGTATTCGACCTCCAACGTTGAATCTGAACTGCTCGCCAATCTTACTAATCGATATCGTCCTTACAGGTGGATGCCCAGCATATCCGAACCCGAACCAATCTGAGAAATAGCCGGCATCGAATTCAAAGTAATGCACGTACTTGCCTCCCGCATATATCTTCGCATTCGCAGCTGTGCCCGAGTACCATTTAAGTAACTCGACACCAGCTACAACGTTACCGCTATCATCATGTATCATGCATTCGTAAGTTCCAAGACAACGTGGATCGCAGCTATCGTTTAGAGCCCAAACTAAGAAGTATGACATTTCAAAGTTCTTTGCGCCCTTAGCTCCCTCGCTGTCTGCCGGAATTTCTTTTGTTACAGACGGACCACTTAATTCAGCACTCATATTGGAACCATAACTAGATGGGGTTATGTACTTAGCGCCAGATTCCTTAACTTGAAATGCGCCTTGATACAGATGCCCCTCGTGTGATTTGCCTACATTTTTATCCCAACCATTCAGAGTCACCTCATTGAACTTGTCGTCAAGAAGCGTTTGACTCTCCGTATGTGTGGTGGTGTCAAGCTCTTTAGGATCTCCTAACTGAATCACATGGCTTTGTGCATCAGAAAATACTATATAACCACTCTCTCCGTGTCTTGCTTGCGCGAAGTCAACGGAAAATATCGGCGAACTTGGTACCGTTCCGTTGTAATTGATATTAAAAACTCCGTCAACAGCCTGCACATTGTATTCGCTTACGCTGTATTTAAATGGATTCAGGCATTGTATTTCAAATTCGCTTGTACGCACACATGAGTTATGATTGATGTCTCCATTCATTATTGGAGTACCGATATAATAAACGTCTTTTTCATCCTCAAATGCAATCTTCGCATTATTGACATTTAGTAATTCATTTAACTTCCTAAGTTTCTTTAGGACACCATCTGGAGTCTTCCCCTCTATTAAAAACCCTACCTTTAGCGTTCTTGATGGAAACCGCTTATTTTTAAGCTTACTGCCATTTGAATTTTCTAACTCTATTAATTTTAATTCTGCCGCTAAACTCTCTCTGCCTTTGACATAACAAGTTAAAAAACCGGGCAACACGTCTTCTATGTGCTGCCCGTTAAGAATTATTGAATTTTTGCTATGAGATTTACCTAGAAACATTTCTATACTCTCCCATTTCTTCTATCTGTTCTTATGTGAATTTTCTCCAGTTCTTTTGACACTGGCCCGGCTACTGCTCTAGCGAGCTCTTTATCTGAAATATTGAATGACATTCCCTCCATTGCAGTGGCCATGCTAGCCGCCATCATTGGCACCATTTGCATTAACGTTTCTGAGAGCGATTGAGCTATTTCAGATTTCATTCCGTCCAAATTATTCCACAGCTTTTCTAATGGTACTACCGCCTCTGTGCCTGCTTCACCAACACCAATTACACTTGCGGAGTTAAAAATACCTCCGTTCTTATACCATTTTAAGCCTAGGCTTGGAATTGAACCTTTTAATAAATCTCCAACTCTCCATCCCTTTGGACTTATGTTAAAGTGTGGTAGTGGAATGTGAGGTCTTGGAACTGAAAAATGAAAGAATCCTTTTATTGCATTTATAATGCTACGGATCTTATTCTTCATTGTTTCAACCGGATGTAACACTGCATGTTTTACTGCATTAAATACGCTCGATGCAATTCCACCTAGTGCTCTTAGTCCATTCCATATGCTTAAGATGACATTAACTGCAGTACTTATATTAGCTTTTATGCCATTAACAACTCCTGCAATCAACGATTTGATTCCATTCCATATCGCTTGTGCTCCCGCTTTAATTGCATTCCACTTTGCAATAACTGCCCCTGTTATGCCATGCCATATGTTGATAAAAAACTGTGCAAACGCTTGGAGATCAGCTTTCATACCTTCCCACCAATTCTTTGCGCTTTCTTTTAACTCTTTCCATGCAGTAGGTATATTCTTGATTATCGCAATAAATGCTACTACTGTTGCCACTATCGCAGCAATTACACCTATAATGGCTGCGAGCGGTGCTGCAAATGCTATAATAGCGCCTATTGCAGCTGCGAGCGCTCCAATTACAGCTATGATTGGACCAAGTGCTGCAACAGCTACACCTATGTATACCACCCATCTTTTTTGTGATTCGGACAAGTGATTAAACCAGTCAGCAACGTTCTGCACAACTGCTACAATTTTCCTCATAACCGGAACTAACGTATCACCTATAGATATCGCTATGCCTTGTAGCTGTGATTTAAGTATGATGAGCTGCCCACCGAGATTATTGTTCATCTCATCAGCCATTTTTTGAGATACACCATCACAGTTTGAAATCGCTCCACTTAGTTTGTTGAAGTCTTTATCGCTACTGTTAACAACAGCCGCCCAGCCGGAAAATGAGTTCTTGCCAAACATCGCTGTCAATGCAGCCGTTTTTTCTGTTTCAGAAAGTCCTGACATTTTCTGCCTTAACTGTTCCATAACATTTTTAAACGGAAGCATTTTCCCGTTTGCATCAGTCAGCGTGATTCCGTATTTCTCCATTGCCGCTTTTGCTTCGGCTGTTGGTGATGCCAATCTGAGTAAACCAGCTCTTAAGGAAGTTCCAGCTTCTGAACCCTTTATACCTGCGTTGGCCATAAGTCCAATTGCTAAAGATGTGTCTTCTGCAGAATAGCCAAGAGCTGCCGCAGCTGGTGCGGCAGTTTTAAATGATTCACCCATAAGGGCAACATTGGTATTTGCATTAGATGATGTTGCCGCTAATACATCAGCAAAGTGTGACGACTCAGATGCCGAGAGTCCAAACGCTGTTAGGGCATCAGTTACGATATCCGAAGTCGTTGCAAGATCCTCTCCTGAAGCTGCAGCAAGGTTCATGATTCCAGATATACCCTTGAGCATGTCCGATGTTTTCCAACCTGCCATAGCCATATAATTCATGGCTTCCGCTGCTTCTGAAGCAGAAAACTTTGTTTTCTCTCCCATCTCCTTAGCTTTGTTCCGAAGCTGTTCGAATTCTCTTCCTGTCGCTCCTGATACCGCTTTAACCTTACTCATAGCTGAATCAAAATCAGCAGTTACTTTGAGTGATGCACCTCCAACTGCAGCAAGTGGCACAGTCAGATATTGAGTCATTGTTGAACCAACTGCCTTGGCTTTATTCCCAATTTCTTTCATTTGTGTGCCTAACGCTGTTAGTTTTGGATAGGCAAGTTTCTTCAACTCTTTGTTGAAGAGCTTTTGCTGAGCCTCTGTTGTGATAATTTCTCTGCGCAATTCTTTATATTCTGCAGAAGTCTTATCTACTCCACTTGCATCCATTTTGGCTTGTGCTGCTTTTAAAGCCTTGAGCTTTTCCGTTGTTTGCGCAACCTTTTCTTTTAGCGCACTCTGCTTTTGTATAAGAAGCTCTGCATTTCCTGGTTTAAACTTAAGTGCTTTATCAATCTTGCTAAGTTCACTTTTGGTTTTGCCAGCTTCTCCTTTAATCTTCTTAAGAGCATTCCCGAGCTTTGTGGTCTCACCTCTAAATTCAATTGTAATTCCTTTAATATTCCCGGCCATGCTTTAACCTCCATAAAAAGCATCCCAATCTGCTTGAGTTGCTTTCCGTCTTCTTACTCTCGGTTCGTGTGTGTCCTCTTCAGTTTCAGAGTTCATTGTGTTGTTGTATGTTATGCAAAAATCAACAACAGAACCGATGTTCATTTCTTTTACGCCTCGGAGGTCAAGTCCTCTTGCGACTGCTCCGACGACGATGTCGTCAAGCGTGATAGGTTTATCTTCGCTTCCTTCTTGATCTTCCTGAGGCGATTCAAGTTTTTTGAGCTTACAAACGATTTTGCAATTAACTCAAATAAAATCGGTAAAATTATGTCTATTGGGAATGTTTCGAACTGCTTTAGCCACTCTCTTGGTGGTTCGATTTCGTCGTTAGCATTCTTTGCCATAGCCCAGGTAATTTGAATTACAGTCATGACTTCCATTCCTGCTAGCTGTACAATTACCTCGTCTTTTCTCGAATCAAGAATTGACGAAATATTATCTTGATTTACTGTTCCATTTTCTTCGAAAATGCCGGCGATAAATTCAACGCCTGCTCCAATAACCGGAAGTAAGTCCGGTAATATATCTCTGCCAAATTGACTCTGATACTCAAAAAGCCAACCAGCTGAGCTATTAAGCGTCAGCTGGTTGGTTTTATCAATCTTTATTTTCTTAATTGCCATTTTTACAACCTCCTTTAGCCTGTTGGCAATATTGGCTTTGGTGGTGCTGAGAATAACGTCTTATACCCTGTAGCTTCTGGTACATAATCAGCTCTAACAATGCCTGTTGCATTATCTCCTGTAACAGTAATATCAATTGACTGTGTCTGCGGATCTTTGCCTTTTTCTACCGTCTTGTGCTTTGTCTTAATACTCGATAGAGCAACGTTATATAGGATGCAGCGTCTTGACTGCACATCTCCCTCGCCCTGGAAGGCAATATAAACTTTAGGTTTCTTTGCTCCCTTAAGTAGGGCAATTCCGCCATCTGTTAGCTTTGTGTAGCCTAAGAACTTAACTTTGAATTCATCCGTGAATCTAGCCATTTCTAAGCTCCCCTCAAAGCCATTATCCTGATAATCAACGTAATACTTAACATTGTCTGCCATAAACTCTGACGTTTCCGTTGATGGATCTAGTCCAAGCTCAACCGCACCAGGAAGTTTGTATGCTGGTCCCATTGTTACTGTTCCGGTAGAACTCACTTCATAAGTGCCGACATGGACTTCTGACAGTCCAAATTCAACTATATTTTTATCCTGTACTTCTGCCATTTCTTTCTCCTTTACACGTGATAATAAATTAAAAATATTCCCTCATCATCAAGGAAAATATCATCACTTTTTTCGTAAATATAGCCATCATCTAGCAATGTTTGCTCGATGACAGCTTCCGTTTGCTCGTCTTTCTTTGCAAAATAATACTCAATTTGATAATTGTTTTGCTTGTCATAAATTGTGTTATCAGCCTTGAACCCTTCTTGACCATCCCCAATGTATATCAAGTATGGTGGTTCTTGTTCTCTTTTAAAATGAGAATATCGAACTGGAAGTTTTGTCTTTTTTAACGTATCTAAAATCATTTAAGTGCCCTTTCGATTCTGTCTGGCAATTCTTTGATGTATTTATTTGCGACCGGTTCTATATGCTTAATAGGTCTTACTCTTCCACCACGTTTACCGTGCACAACCATTGCGTGACCATTTTCAAGCAAATGAGTTAAACGGTAATGTTTTTTGTTATGGACTATGTATTCAGGATTTTGAAATGTTCCCTTATTTCTTACAGTCCATCCCTTTGCGTACCCTTTGTGATGAGTTTTGAAAAGCGAATCCGTCGCCCTTAAATCTTTGGCCGCATCTTTTGCCGCCTTGCCTATTTCATGCTCGGCAATTTTACACGCTTCTGTCTCATAATCACTAAGTATTTCATTAAATTCCGCTACCCAATCACTCATTTTTTACATCCTTTAATTTCTTTGACAACGTAAGCTCTAGTTGTTTTCCTTTGCGATATGTTCTGAGCACCCTGTACTTTTCATCATTCCACAAAACAACCTCTTCATCTTCGTAATCTCTGTAGTCTGCCAAAACCGCAACGCAGCTAGGTGACATATCAGCTGTAGCAGCTGCATAAAACTCACTCATCCTTATGCTGCGTATTTGCGCGAACACTTCACGCTTTGTAGGTTTTGTTTCAAGTTCATTGCCATACTCATCAACCGCAAGTGTTGTTTTGCAAAGCTTAATGATTTCGTTATACATTCTTTTCTCCTTCGAGTTTCCAAGTGTGATACCCTTTGGAGTTCTTGAGATTTCCAGACGTTATTTCCCAAGCTCTTGACCACAAGGCACGCTCTTTTTCATCACTAGCCATGAATTGACAAATAAAATCAATGACAGCCTCTTCAACAAGGCTGTCATCTTGACTATTTGCTTTATTCTCGACTATTCCAAGTCTCACAAGTTCCGCTCTTGCGGTTTTTTCAAGTCTATCTATTTCGCTATCCAGTTGAGTATGACTGATGCCAATTAGCTTTTTTACTGACTCTTTAATACTCATGCTGTTTCTCCTACGTTAAACGAAATTACGCATTCTTGAATGTAACGTGAGCATACGCCTTTGGATTTTCAAGTCCACCATCGAATGTAACTGCACCGGTGAAGATGGTATTTGCAGTTTTTGCCTCTAGTGTTGAGAATACCTCAAGTGGTCCGAACTCGTTGCAATCTAGCTCCCCGATTGTTCCAAAGATTGCTACATCGTTTGGAATCTGTGGATCTAGCTTAATAACAGCTCCGTACATTACACCCTTAATTGTTGGATCTACCTGTGCAGACTCGATGAACATCTTCTTGCCTGACTTGTCCTCAATTGCAGCAAACTTGTTATAGATAGTGTATCTGTTTGCATAAACAACTGACTGACCGGAACCATCTAGCTGTCCCATAATCTTTCTTATGGTCTTATCATCGCAGTCTACGTTAGTTAGCTTGTTTTCTGTCGCAATTGCAACGTCTGCATTAACAGCAATGCCAGCCTTAGGTGCAACACCTGTTAGTCTTGCAATAAGAACATTCTCCTTTGCTACTGAAATTCTCTTTGATATATCTTCTGTGAGCCACGTCTCAAATGCATCAATTGACATGAATCTCATTCTTCTTGCCATGGTTGCTGTCTTGTTAATGTCAACACCTGGCATTGGAACTAGCTTGAACTCGTCCTGCTCATCATCATTTGCTGTACCTTCAGCAACTGCAGCTGCATCTCCTGCAGTAATTGCCTTTCTTACAGGAATTGCAAATCCCTGCTCCATTCCCTGGGATACTGCATCATCCAGAAGAGGTGTCTCATGATGAAGCAGATCCTTAATTCTGTTTAGCGTTACTGTTGGTACAACCGCTCCGGTATTTGCAGTTGTCATCGTGTAGGCTCTGTTCTCTACCTCTGTTAGCTCTCCCAGGAGCATAGCCCCGTCTTTCGCATCTGTAGCCATTCTCTTGAGCCATGCAGTTCTGTACTCTGGAGAATCTGCGTTGTATATCTTTTCTGTAGTCTGTGGCATAGTTGCACCCCTCTCAACTGTTGTAGTAGTTGTTGTTCCTGTCGCAATTCCTTCTGCAACCTGCTTTCTCTTTTCAATCTCAGCAAGCTCTTTCTCTCTGTCCTTGAGTTCCTTCATGTCATTCGTGAATTCCTCAATCTCTGATACATCTGTGCTCTTTCTTACCTGAGCTGTGATTTCTTCAATCTTGCTTCTGCAAGATACTGCTGTTAGATAATCTTCTCTTTTAATCATTTTAATTCCTCCTAGTTTTCGTTTAGAAAATACTCATATTTTGCACGAGCCACGCTTACTGCGTTTTTGCTTGCTGCTTCCTCTTGGTCACTTGCTGCTTCCACGATTCTTCGTGCTGAAATTTCTGTTGCTTCATAAGCTGGTATGTCTACAACAGAAACATCGTACAATTTATCAATTTCAGTTATTCGGATTCTAACAATCTTTAGGTTGTTGTCCTCGTCAACCTCTTCAGAACGTTCATACTTTTTTGTAGTAAATGCAAAGCTCATTTTATTAAGATGCGCTCTCTTGATGTCTCTGAATAACTGATTATGACCTTCGTCATCATCCCATAGCTCTGTTCTCATCTCGAGTCCATTGCTCTTTAGGTTAAGCTCTAAATCATTACACTTGTCATTGTGCCTTGCGAACACCCTGCCACAATGATTAACGTTGAATATTACGTCGCTCATGTCTGCGTTATCAAGCGCTCCTGAAACAATTGTCTCTCGAATCTCGACATTCTGACCATCCCAGCCCTTGTATTTACACAGAACTGTTTCATTGTCATACACTACCGGCATGCCTTCAATGATGTGATGTTCTTTTCCATCATCAGCTTCTTCAGCAGCTCTTGTCTTAACATCAATCTTAAAATCTCTGAATTGAAAGCCCTTGCCTTCAATTAGATTCTTGATGTTGCTTTTCTCACTCATCTTTTCCCTCCTTTGAGTCTTCTTTTATCGTTGCTGTATCTAATCTCCTGATAGGTTCGTCGCCCCATGAAGTTGGTGCCATATTCATCATCTTTCGCCATTCATTTATTGTTATTGCTCCAATATCGATGTACTGTTTCAAATTCAGTTTTTCGGTCATTGAAATAAACTGAATCGCTGATGACTGAAGCTTTACAAATTCACCTCTTTCAAGCTGTTTTTGCGTGAATATTTTTGCCGACAAAGCTAGAGATAAATTGATTAAAAATGGTTCTATTTTCGCCTCATAGAACACTTGCGCTTCATCTGCAGTCATAGATGACTGAATAACCTTATCATTTACTCCAAAGTATCTATACACATTCTCTCGATACTCTTTCATCTGCGCCCATGTTGCTGTTAAAGGATTTAATGTAACTCCTTGGAACTCAAAATTTTTATCTAGGACACCAATTCCTCCTGAATTTTCTTTTGATAAGTAAGATTCAATAAACTGTTTTTTCTTATTTTCCAAATCTTCTGATGATAGTCCACCGGTAGAACTGTATCTAAGAACACCTCTTAAGTTTGCTGTTGATTGAAATGCATTTTTTAAAGCTTCATCAGCTTTATGATTCATTTCCAAGGTATTGAGTATTGGTGCATTTGATTCTCCAACTATGTCTGATTGATAGTAGTCCTTTCTGAGAACTATTAAATCATCCCATGCCACAATCAATTCTTTCGAATTTTTGAGCCTAAACTTTATAAATAGCATTCCATCATCTGTTTTTAAAACCTCGAAATTGGTATAGATGATTGGATAAAAATTCCGAACTCCTTGTGGTGTTTTGTCCATCAAAATAAATACAGTATTTTCAATTTCATAAATTGTTCGAATCTTGCTTAGTAATTCTGCACCATTCATAAAAATATTTGGCGCATATTTAAGAGTCATTTCGACCGATTTATTACTTGAAGCAATGTCAGCTTTACTAGTATATTCCGCAAGAGTTCGGATACAGCTTCGCACTATTTCTGAAGCATATATATTTGCTCCAAAACTTGTAAATGTCGCTCTGAATCCTCCGTACTCTCTCCAGCTCGTCATTTTTTCTTTCACCTTCACAGTGAATTTTTTAATAAAATCAAACATTTCTCTCCTCTACTTGATTAATGACAAATATTCCTCTTCATGATTTTTCATGCATGTATATGCGTTCAACAAACTTACAGTACCGTCAATTCTGCGATTGCTTTTTAGCTTTATAGGCATTTGTGATTCGATTCCTTGCGAATTAGCTGATTTTACAGCCGTGTTCGTCAAGCACCACAACGTAATTGGATTTTTATCGTAAACTATATTGTGCGCCTTAAATTCGCCTTTTAGCATTTTGAATGGATACGTCCAGGTAAATGCTCCCTGTGCAATTTTTTCCATCGTAAAACCGTAGTTTTCCATTTCCTCGACCCAATAACCGGCCAAGGCTCTGTCGTATCCTGACCAAAGAGGACTAATTTTGTTTGTTTTGCATACAGAATAAAACCATTCTGTTACATCATGATAATTTACTTGTGTTCCTCCACAAATAGTTAGCCACCCTTGTTCAGCCCATAGTCTATAAGGTGCTTCTGGTGTATCGGATTTTTCAATCTCTTCAACTCTGCTTTCAGGAATAAAGTAATGTTGAATTACATATATATGTGGATCGTTAGGTTTCATAATCAAAAGCGTTCCACATGTTAAATCTGTTGTCGCTGATAAATCCGCACCACCTATTGCATAGCTGTTATACAGATAATCCATATCAAGCTTCTTTTCATTCAAAGCCTCTTCATATTCAAGCCATGCAGCGTTTGGATTTTCATTTACGTTAAAATCCTTTACCATGACTGTTGGTCTGAATTGCCTATCATTTCTTGCCTTATTTACATTCTCCTCCAGGATCTTTGCATTTTTGATTGTTCCAAGTCCTGGATTAGCCATAATCCAATATTTAGGATCTAACCATTGTTCTTTTTTCTCAAGCGCATAAAACAAAAATAAAAATCGCTTATCTTGGATGGTGCCATTCAGCACACCTTTCCCATAAGCGACCTGCGCATCAAATATTCCATCTCGTATGAAATTATTTGTTGATATACAAAACAATAACGGTTGAGCCCTTGATGATTGTGACTGCTTCATGTCGTCATAGAGCGATCGGTTCGTTATCGCTCCGAGCTCATCTATAACTACAAGCGAAGCATTATACGAGTCGAGCTTTTTAACATCTGAAGCTAGTGGTTTTATGATTCCCTCATTAAGTGGCATATAAAGGTCTGATGCTCTTTTCTTGATGTGTTTCCGGAGTGCCGGCGAATGTTTCCTCATTCTCACAGCTTCATCCCATCCCTTTTTAGCCTGGTCCATTTTCGTGGCCAAGAAGTATGCTTCTGGCGCACCTTCTCCGTCATTACACAAGTGATCAAGTGATACGCAAGATGTGGTTGTTGTCTTACCGTTCTTTCTTCCCATGAACCAGTTGATTTCTCTATACTGTCTCAATTTGTTATCATCAACGAATCCATATACAGCTGCCAATGCAGCTAGCTGAAACGATTCGAACTTTATTGGTGCTCCCATCTGCCCTTGCGATTGTTTACAAAAGAATTCCATGAAGTTTATATGCTTTGTGGCAACCTCTTCATCAAAATGAAATTCCCCAGTGTTTTTTTCGCTTGCGTTGGCCAAGATATCATACTGCTTTTTCACTAAATCATTTACAAGCACCTCCTTGTTGACTATTTTCGTGTAATAGTCCGTTATGTAGTTGCTCATTTCTTCCCTCGAATAAATGCGATAAATTCATCTTCTTGTTCAACATCTCCACCACTGCGCAGCTCTGCGATTTGTTTTATAACAGACTGGTAATTCTTAATGAATTTATCATGAACTTCTACTGCTGAGCTCTTCTTTTGTCCCCACTGGTTATCACCGTTTTTGTAAACTTCGACCACTCCGTCACGGCGAATTATAGCCTCTGTTTCCTCGATTTCCACCTTTAAAAACGCAGCGGTTGATATGAGTTCGGACGCTAAATCGTCTTGTTCGCCCAGTATTTTTTCAAGTCTTTGCTTCTCCTTTGAGATGCGAAGCTGACGTTGCCGTTCTGTATAGATTTGCTGGAATTGAGCCATTTTTTCACATCCCTTCTTGTGATTTTGTATACATCTTAATGCAAAAAGCTTGACCACACCCTCATGCACGCGTTACTCAACAAAAGAATGGGGTACTGGTCGGTCTGTTGTAATAGGGATACCTCATATTTTTTTAGGGGGGCTCCCTACTATCGGAAATCCATCAACATCAAATATTATTTTATCTAAGACTAAGTAGTCTTGCTGTTTGTTTCCTTGTTGCCTTGCTTGCTCTTGCTTCGTCTTCCTTGTGTGACACTCATGGCAGAGCAGTCTAAGGTTATCGGGGTTCAATGTTATGTTTGTATCATCTATGTTGTCCTCGGTCAGCTCTTCAATGTGATCAACTTCATTGGCAGCACGCCCACACTCCTGGCATCTGCCTCTGTCTCTCTCTATGATTAGCTGTCTCGTTTCTTTCCATGCTTTTGAATTATAAAAAGGTTTAGCAAATTCTTTAGCCATTGCCCATGTACCTTTCTTCGACAAAAGAAATGCGGCAGCTTTCGCCACCGCTATAACAATATTATTTAAGGAGTTTTATTATGGATTCCTCACATACACTATACACGACCGGTACCCTGTCTTTTTATGTCCTCTTTCTTTTTCTTATAATTTTATCGGCCTCAACTAAAGCCTTGCCATGAAGTTTATATATATACCTGCTATCGAATTTCATATCAGTTGCTATGTCGTCCCACTTCTGTAGCCTAATATACTTTCTTTGTAGCAGTTCAGCTAATGTCGCATTTTCAATCATAAATATGACGCGTTCTATCTCAATTCGTTTTGTCCATAGCTTGTCAACTAAATCTCTCTGCACTTCTCTAAGTTCAATTAGTTTTGTTGCTGTAGATTCTGTTACTTGACTGATTTCACTTCCGTGCGGTTGAGAGTCATAATTGACTCCCTTAATCCCTAGTGTTTGCTCAATGTCATATATTTGTATCCCAACCTGCCTTATCTTCTCAACGATTCTTTCATGCTGTTTCATAAATTCTTTTGCTGTCATATTTCACCTACCAAAACCAACCACTCTTTACAGAGTGTCTACGCTAACTAAGTCCTCAAAGCTGACCTGCTCTATTTCAGCCATGCGGATATATCCTTCTTGCCTATTAACTATCTTTCCTTTTCGCCACGTCTTTATCCTTGGCACTGGTTCTGTGGCTATCATTTGATATTCTTTATGCTCAAGCCCTGTGATTGGATTCTCAAACTTTCTAACTGAATCCTTGTCAAGCTGATATCCTTTAAAAGCTTTGGGTTCGTCAAACAGTTGTGCAATACTCACATATTCTCTCTTAACGATAGGCCTCTTCAGATTTCTGCTTGCCGTCCACCTTCTCTTTGTCGAGTTCTCTGGCTCCCTGAATGTTTGTTGAGTTTCCTTTACCAAATATTCTGCGAGCTCTGTATAGTTGCGCGACCTATCTAGTGTGGATAACCATATGTGACCTAGCTTCCACTGCTTATCGATAATCGAACCATCTATGTAATTCATCACGATGTGATGATGTATTCTTTTGTTTTTATATTCCGTAACAGCAACGTAATAGAATTCCTTACCTTGCTTTGCATATTCTCGTCTCATCCTGTCAATAAATAAAGACAGCTGATGTTTAGCCTCTTCAACACTCATTATCTCTGCGTATGTTAGAGTGGTGTGAAAATCTCCAGGGAAAAAGTTCATGTTTAATAATCTAGCTAATGTCTTAACTGATAGGCGATCATTATATTTCTGCACAGCTTCATTGGTCTTATTCTTTTTTTCTTTTCTGCAACCTTTAGATGCTCTTAACGTCATCCTGATAGCAACATCTATTACAGCTCCAGCTGCACATATCTCTCTGATTACTTTTGACATTTATCTTCCCACCCTATATGGCCCTATTATTAATACTCTAATGAACCTTTACTCCGGACTTGCACCGGACTGTTTTCTTCTATATATATGTAGTTTTTATTTCCTAAGGTTATGCAGATGGCCTTGCGACCATCTGCAGATTTATATGATCTGTAGCTTATGTAGTTAAGTTACCTACTATTTTGTGCTCTTTATAATCCTTATTAAGTTGTTACTACAGCTTCATATCTCTTATTGCTTCCAGTATTCGTAATATGTGTCTGAATCTTCAACGTTTACATAATTCATTAAGTGTTTTCCAATGCTAGCAATTTCGTCTGTATCAAATATATTTTGTATTTGGTAGTTGCCACTCCACGTCTTGACTTTTCCCCTAGCATCTATAAGTGCTTTTGCAACTTCCCATACCGTACTATTGTTTGGGATTATAATTGAATCTTCCTTGATTCTTTTTAGTTCCTTTAGCCATGCAGCTAGCTGCTCATGCTCTTCTCTGCATTCATCACAACTAGTTGCTGCGACTTCTTCTGCGTGTTTTATAGCCTCTTCAAGTGTCATTTTATTTTTCCTCTTTCTTTAACTCTTCCAGTTTCTTCTGACAAGCCTGTAATTCATAATTTGTATAATCTCTGAATTTTATATCGCATGGTGGAACTTCTTTCACACCATCTGCAAATTCTACTATTCCATACACTCTGCTTACTTGTCCGCCTTGATGCCCGCCAATCATTAGCGATGGTGGTATTACATCCGATATTTCTTCCCATCTGTGGAAATAGCCTATTCTGCCACCAACTTCACATGTTCTGTATTTTTCAGCCATTTAAATTCTCCTTAAAATGGTATATCCTCTTCAGTTGCCTCAAATGCATCTGGCAGCTCTTCACCGAACTGTGGTGCTGTATCTGTATATGCTTCGTCTGGCTGTCTTGGAGTTCCTTGCTGGCTGCTGCCCAGGAACTCAACATTGTTTGCAATTACATCTGTTGTATATACTGTCTGTCCTTCTTTGTTCTTGTAGCTACCCGTTTGAATTCTTCCATTAACAGCTACTTGTTTTCCCTTATGTAGATATCTGTCGCAGTTTTCAGCTTGCTTTCCAAATACTGTTATTCTGATGAAGTCAGCTTGCTTTTCCCTTCCTTGTGTTCCTGGTCTATTAACTGCAATGCTGAAATGTGTCACCGCAGTTTGATTGCCTGGTGTATACACAAGTTCTGGATCTCTTGTTAATCTGCCAATAAGTATTACTGAATTCATTTCTTTTCTCCTTTAGAGGTCCGTAATAAACATCAAAGATGCTGTTGATAAAAGCGCTGTCATAGTTAATATCTGCTCTTTTATGTGCCCAAACATTTCAATAAATACTGGTAGCACACCTATATAAGCTACTCCCACTACTATTGCAGCCATCACAACTTTTGCTTTCTTTTCTTCTTCGTTTCGTTGAAAATAGTCATGTGTTGCGGCACCTACTACTATAATTAGCAGTGTTATTATTGGTGTTATCAACATGTTTAACCTCTTTTCTTGCTTTCCTTCTCATCTATCATTCTTCTATATATCGTGCTGTGTCTTCCGTATATCATGCCTATTAGCTTAATTATCATTTGCGAGCTCCTTTAACAGTTCTGGATTCTCATAGATATTGCCAAGTATCTTAAAACCTTGGTCAAATTGACTCATAAATACTATGTTTCCTCTATAGTTCTTATCTATGCATTCAAATACAAAAGCTTGATTTTTGTCGGAATATTTTGCAACTCCTTCCCACCTTGAGAAACTTACCGCTCTTACGATGTCACCCTCATATATTTCTTTTCCGTTAGAAATTTTTAACCCTGTATACTGGCATAAAATAAATCGTTCGCCCTCTTTGTCTGTTTTCCAGCACCCTGTGTGCTTGTCGTAGAATCTTGGCAAGTCATCAGCGATCGAATAATTCGTCCATCTCTTATGCTCTTTATCCCACGCTCTGAATTTTATCTCTCTCATTTTTATTCTCCTTTATATGGTGTAGGTAGTGGCATCCATGCGGTAACCTCATCCACATTGCAGCATGTGGCGGATAGATAAATTTCGCCACTTATATCTTCATCGAATGCGTCCACCCATACATCACTTCCATCTGTTACGAGCACATCTTCGTTATATTCTGGTAGATTCTCAATCATGTACGACCAATCAAAATTGGAATATTCTTCCTTTTCTTCTGGTGTTAAATTTCTAAAAACGAGTTCGTTCCACTCTGGGATTATGTTATACGCTTCCATTGTGTCTCCTTGTTCATATATTCAATTTATATAGTTACTTACTCTTTTCGTTTTCTATTCTTGCCATCGTTCTGTTTAGCTTATAATTCATGATTGGCAGTGTATCGATATTAAGTCCTTGCTTGAACTGCATTATCATGACTTCTACATCTGCCATTTCCTCACGAATGGCTCTTGCATCCTCTCTAGCTAGAGCTGTTATTAGTTCCGAGAGTTCTTCGACAAACTTCTTTGTTTGCGCATCTTCTCCGTAATGTTCCCAAACTTTACGTCCCATCTCTTTGTTTGCAGTTTCGAGATATTCTTTTGTTGTCATCTTCATGGTTAATTCATCATCCTTTCCGCAGCAGCTGCTGCCTTCTCAAACGTGTCATAGTTTGTTTTGAGAATTGCTCCATCCTTATATATCTTTATAGACTTTGTTTCCCATCTGCTACCGCTTTGTAATCTGATAGCCTTCTTGACAGTTTCTATAGATATATCGCTATGACCTTTCTCTGGCTTATAAATCGATGTTTTCAGATCTCCAGCATCTGATACTTCATTTCTTTTATTTACCCACTTAATTTTCTTCATCTTCTGGTACCGCCTCTTCTATAAGTTGATTCATCAGCTTTGTTCCTGCCTGGAATCCAATTGCTAATGCATCTACTTCTGTTCCCTCCGGGAGTCTCTTCTTCTCAGCTAGGAATTCGCTTGCTAGGAAGTCCATTATTATCTTGTCTTCCATATCAGCCTCTTTATTTACCTAATGTTTCGAGTTCAGTTGTAAGAATCTTCTTCAATGCTCCTTTGAACTTTTCAGCAGATTCCTTGTCCATCTGTCCAAGCTGATTTATGCACTCATTAAATGTAGTCTGCAGATTGTTAACATTAATCCTAAAGGCTGTTAGGACTTCTCCGCTTGCTACAGCTGCATTGAGCTTTTCAACTTCCGCTTTAGCCCTTGATAGCTCCTCTTCAGTCTTCATATTTTCAGCTTTTGCCTGGACCTTTGCTGTAGCGACTGCCTTTTCAATTTCTCTATCTAGCTCAACTCTTGCCTCTTCAAGAGCTTTCTTAACCTCTTCATCAGTATCACTCTTACTCTTCTTTAGCTTTTCCTTTTCTTTCTTGAGCTTTTCTTTTAGGTCCTCGATTTCTTTATCCCTTTTCTCGAGTTCTTCAGTACTGATTCCTGGTTCTGGCTTTTCTTGTTCCAACTCTTTAATTCTGTTCTTTAGTTCAACTATCTCTGCATTTTGTGATTTGAGGTCTGCAATTTCTTCCTTCAGTTCTCTAACGGTCATCGAGGAAATATCATTGTTTTCTACAACCTCTAATGCAACCTCTTCAGGTGCTGCTAAAAGCGCAAACACCTTGGAAATGCTCAAATCCGCAAACGTTTGCGTTTTTGAAAAGAGGCTGTTTTCTTCTTCGCATCTTTTGGCCAAAGACATCATCATCTCTGCTTTTCTTTTGGAAAAATCTAGATGTGATTCACACCATGATTCGAATTCTCCATGATTGAGCCTATCTTTAATAACAAGTAGTCTCTGTCCGGCATTAGCTGCAATCATCATTGCAATGTTGCCAATCATCTCCATCTGGTGATACAGTCCATTGACTTCTATCTGCAATTCCTCAGTTGTTTTATCTGTCAGTTCCTTTTGAACCTCATACTCTACATTTGTAATCTCGTTCATTATGCTACTCCTTTCAGTGCAGACTTAGTGGCTTCTCGTTTCTTCTGAGACATTCTTAATAGCCACTTTTCAACCCACTCTTTTACTTCCTTTTCAGGAAGAGTGTTCCCTTTGCTATAACATTGCATTACTTCCTTGTGTACTAGATCAACCTCAACAGTTACATATGACTCATCTTCAGCTTCTACTTTTCTTAGTACGAATATCGATACTCTTCCCTCGGTTGCTGATGTGTAGTATGAGGCTACGCAGTTGCAATTGTTTCTTCCCTCATCATCAAATTCTTGTTTGTTTCTCAAAGGTCGGATCAGATACTTGCTGTCTTGCCAGCACATCTTTTCCAATCTTGGCAAATATTCTGTTTCAAACTTCTCTTGTCGCTTTCTGTTCTCTTCCTGCCTCTTCTTGTCCTGCATTGCTAGATATTCTTCTGACACCCGGTCATGTGCTTCTGTAAGGTTCTTTGGATACCTATAGTAATCATTTAATGGATATCCAAGTTCTTCTAACTGCCTTATGTAGTCATCGTATTCTCTCCGGATAGACATACGGCGGATAGTGTCACTAGCTTTTCTCTTTTCTCTCTGTTTGTTGAAATACGTTGCGAGCCTTACATAATTTTTCTCCTGCTGATGGTATATTTCTCCTAAAGAAAATTCGTTTTTGACAAGCGTTATATGATTTTTCTTTACTTTCACCTGTCTAGATAAAATCTTGTATATAGCTATGCTCGACAGATCAAACATATTCCAACTCTTTAGCTTCTCAACATCTTGATGTGTTAGTCCTAAAAAGCCAGGGATTGTTTTTGCTCTCCAGTTCGGTCTTATATATACAGGCCACTTTTGAATCTTGTATCTTATGATTTCTTCTAGCCCTGCCTTTTTAATAAATTCAACTTGAGGATACTTGGCACATAATGCAGCTTCTTTCATCATGTATTCTGGATAGTTTTTTCTGATATCCATATACTTCAGGAATGTATCTTCAAACTGTTCTGGTTCTATAAAGTTATAGGGTCCATTTATACTTGCTATAAATATATTTTTGTTTATATGTCTACTCCAACCACCACAATATCGTTCATACACATACATAAACTGCTCTTCTCTGGATACACATATAATTTGCTCCAGATATATTTTTGTATAGTCATGTATCTCTTCAACAACTTCTCCGTTGTATACCCATGATGCATATGCGACTACAAAATATATCGTTTCGTTTTTATAGAACATCCACACATATGTTTTTCCGCTAATTTGTGGATAGCATGTATGAGGCATCGCTGTTCTTCTTTCACCTTTATATGGAATAACATCGCCTTTTCTTATCGTGTCTATGTAATCAAATGTTTCTCCGTATTTAGGGCAGTGTGCTATTTTCTTGAACCTGTCGTATATGATTGGCTTATATAGATCCTTTGTAATGACTTCTTCAAAATTGTCTGGATACTCAATATCAACAGGTATATCCTTGATGTTGTTATATATGTATTCCATAGCCGACTCCTTAAATTAGATCCAGGATATCTACTACTTCTGTACCGCTTGCTTTTGTATCATTTAGCTCGTAATACTTCAGCACCATTTCTTTGACTTCTTCGTCAGATATCGCTGCTATAGAGTTAACAGCTCTTGTTTTTGCTTCTTTTGTTATCTTATCGATTAAATCCTTGATGGACTTCTTGCCATCAAGGATTTTGTTTGCTACTTCTTCTGTGGTGCAGCGTTCGTTTATCGTTTCTTCGATAAACGTAGCCAACGCACCCTTTATTTTCAGCGACTCTTCTGTTATCTTCGCCCTTGCTTCGTTGATTTTTTCCATGATTTACTCCTTTGTCAGAATAACTTCTCCACTGTGGATTCTCTCGTATTCTTCGTCTCGTTCAGCTATTCTCTCTCTGATTTGCTCAATATTAATGTTTATTACTTCTCTTGAGAATTTATTTTTTATTCGCTTTAAATTGTCTTGTAACCTTGATATTCTTCGCTCATCATCATTGTTGGCATACGTTAATTCGTACATCCTATTTCTTCCAACAGGATCAAACCCGCAATGCCAGTCGTCGTTATACTCGCACTTCTTGCAGCACTGATCGCACACTGTGCCGCGTATTCTACGACACCACCTGAACGCTCTGTTGTCTCCTGGTGTCGGATGCTCAAAACCACACGCATCACAATCTGATTTAACGCGAAACATTATTTTCTCTTATCGCCTACCGCTACCATGAATGCTAGTGTTAGGCACACAAGTGCCGTTACTGTTACTACTGTCCAGTTCATTTTGATACCTCCTACAAGTAATTGCGGCCAATTAGCCGCATCCATTCTCTTCTTGCCTGTTCTGCTGTGTAGCCTTGCTCTATCAACTTAATTTCATATTGAAGTTGGTAGTGCTGGCGCAATCTCTGATTTTCAGTCTGTGCCCATTCTGTACAATTAGCATGTAGTTCTTCGTGATGACTTCTGCACACATCAACCTGGAATTCATTATCGATACTGATTTGACGGTTCGAGCCGCCAAATACCTCATGTCGCTCTGCATAAGATTTGCCACAATACTTGCAAATCCTATTCGCTTTATTTTTCCACCCATTCATTTTCTTTTTCTTCTTTGTCGACCGTGGCTTTGGATAGGCGCAGTTTTGATAGTAATTATCTAGTTTGCTCATAACATCAACCACACGATCGGAAGCGCAAGTGCTATGAGCATTCCTATGTCAAATATCAGAAATAACATGTTTGCATTCTTGTACCTGCCCTCGATGTATTCATATAGCCCCGCTAATCCCACTAGCAGCATTGCCATAATTAGCCACCACAAAGCTTTTAACATTTTTCCTCCTAATCAAACTTAATTCTTCCCCATGTATCCGCATCTTGAGTCGCCGACTCTTTGCAATTAACTACCGGGAGTGCTAATTCTTCAATCACTGCTTCCTCAATCTCTGGAAGTTCCGTTCTTGTGAGCTGCTCTTCTGAGAGCATGTCGCCGAAGTAATGCCTTCTTCTCTTGATATCCATAATCTAGCCTCCTAGATTGTCATCTGGTTAGTTTCTTTCTTTGTGCGCTTGACATCAATCTTGCCGGCCGCACCGCCGCTGATCTTAATCTCGCTGTTTGCAACGCTAAATTTCGCGTTGTTAATAAATCCAGCGTGTATCAGTTCGCAAGCATTTTTCACGAACTCAAGGTTTGCGCCATCTAACGGTACGAATCCCAGCTCCTTTGACTGTTCTCCACAAAGCATCTCGACATTCGCAACCATAAGGCGATGCCATTTTGCTTCGTTTTCACAATCGCACGATTCACTTGCGATTCTGTCAGCCTCTTCCTGTGTTTCGGCTGATACAAAATGCACCTGCCCACAGTTTTTGCATAATCCTTCCATGTTGTACTCCTCTCTATATACGTTGTGATATAATCAGTTAAAATTATTAGTTTATTTATCATGTGAGGTATTTTATGAAGTCAAAGATAAAAAAATATGTTCTTGATCATCTAACCGATGATGATCACCATGTTGATCTTAATTCTGAATATGCGAACTCTATAGGAATCAGCTTTGAAGAGCTTCGTTCTATTCTTTTTCAATTAAGTTCAGAGGGTGCGTTTGCGGCATATGATTGCGGTAATCTAGTAGCGTGTGAGAAGTTTCCACCTTGTACAGTTCCTTATAATCAAGAATCTTAGTTTTATCTCTGGAGGGCTAAACAGCCCTCCTATTTTCTTGACCTATATACAGCTCCACCCTCTTTTTTTATCCACTTATTAATCTCTGTTTTATCTTCGTCACTTACAGATTCATTCGCCGCCAAAATATGTATGTGGGAATTCCCATGCGGACAAGACACGATAACTATTGCTTCTTGTTTAGTTACTGCTCCTATAAAATCTGCTATCTCCTGCGCAGTCTCCTTATCAAGAGACCCTCTAAATGCTGTACTTCTATACTTACCCATGATTTATCCTTACCTTTCATTGTTAGATATCTCTTGTTCTATATCTGCCTTGTACACCATGTATCGGTGTATCTCGGTGAGCATTATTGCTATACCGATTAATGCCATGCACATAATTGCCATTTATGACCTCCTTACCTACAACCTGCCGCGTATAGAAATATCCACAACATCGGTATGAAGAGTGCAGCTGCAATTGATCCAACTACTGCTATTGGTTCAAATTCACCTTCTTCGTTAGAGAATATGAATTTTATTGCGTCTATAGTTTTTCTCATTAGTTGCACCTCCTAGTTTTCAATAATCGCTCTGCTACATCTGCAGCAAAGTATTGCTTTTTCTTTCCATCAGTTATGTACTCACACCCCGCCATCAGGTTAATGACGTAGTCTCTGGATTTACCTAGATATCTGGCTATGTCAGACTGGCATGGCCAGTTACCGACCTCTTTTTTTATGTCTCTCACTATTGTTTGTTTATCCATGC